GTATGTAGAAGTCCCCCTGTAGTCCTTTCAGGTTTAAAGGCGCTCGGAGTGTGAGTATAAACACTAGAGCAGGGGTATAGCTTACGGGATTGATCACCCGCGAAACCGGTAATCAGACGAGCTCCGGACCCCCCGCGCACTTGCGCCCTTGAGCCCTGATCATAAGAAGGGTAGCACCATTATTCGGTGCCTCTTGTGATCAGGGGTCAAGTTATTAGTGGTCCAGAGTATACATCTGGTATCGTGAAGAGTTTGGCCAAAGCAGCAAGCTTCAAGCAGCAAGCCACAAGCTTGCCACAATTGGATGGTAAGCTGCAGGTAAACAGAAAGGAAGAAAATGCAAATAACATTCGAAGACAACGGATCACCGTTGAAGAAATCTAAAAATCGGCACGGGGAGACATGTGAAGAGCAGCTTCGCAGCATGTGCAAAACCATTGCAGAAAACATAACAGCCGGAGGTGGACCGGACATAACAAAAGGAGCAAGGAGTGCTTCCGAATTTATGGAAGACGTATACGATATACGTTACTACGTGAACGGGGAGAAGCGGTACTTAGGTGCAGAGCTGCTGGTAGCAGGAGGCGGCCCAACCATCTGGGTAAATACTTATACGAAGCAGGTCGAAGGTTACTGGTGGGGGGACAAGGTCCTTGAGCCCTTCTCTGACGAACTAGATCTTAATGGCTACTGTGAAGAGATGTATGGATGCTAATTGGTCCGTGGATCTCACTGGCCTAAAGTTTCAAGCTTCAAGCCGCAAGCGTCAAGCTCCAAGCAGCAAGGCTCAAGCTCCAAGCCACAAGCAACAAGCTCCCGGACCACGGCCCCTTCATAAAGTCTCAAGCTCCCCGAACCGAGGTGCTCTGCCAAGATAAAAGTATTATACGGATGACGCATATGCCACGCAACTTGATGTGGGCTAAATCTTAACTTGTTACCCTTCGTGACTTTAAACTCAACTGTAAAAAAAGTATTATATTTGTTGTAAGCCAAGGTGTCTGGCATACCTGGAACGCTTAAATTTTCTATTCTATTCCACGATATTGTGGGTGTAGCTTTCTTAATTTTTTTGTAAAGTTTTGCCTCTGGTCCCATTAGTTTTTCGGAGTTACTCTGGTATAGTAGGAGCTAATAATATTCTATTTCTCGTTGGTTTAAATACAACTCTAATTGAATCACTACCAATGATATTACTCTCTTGAACTTCAATACGTCTTATCTCTTCAAGGTGTCCACCAACTTGAACATAGATGGTTGCGTTACCAACTGCATTACCTTTCTTACCATCAGTAAACTGATCTAAATATTGTTGTAGATGCTTTACGAACATTACATATCTCCTTTGTTTCTAAACTCGTTAAAGAACTCTACTGACTTCTGTCTGAACTCTTGATTCTCTTTTTTCAATTGATCTGACATTGTTTGATAGTGCTCTGCTTTCTTCTTGTAAAACAAAACCTCTGCTCTTAAATCTCCATTTAACTTTTGATGAGATTTGTTTATTTTTGTTAAGTCCTCAATTCTTCTCTCTAAATCATTAGGACCCTTATCGTTCTCTAATTTACTTACCATTTTATGGTACTCCTCTACGTCTTTCTTTGTCATTACCATGATTGACATTGTAGGATTGTTACTCTAAATTGTCAATATGGGATTACCAAAGAGATTGACAGAAATGCAAAAAAGGTTTGCCGAACTATTAGTATTTGGTGGGCCTGATGGACCACTCACAAAGACAGAGGCAGCTAAACTAGCTGGGTACAGCGAGAAGCGTTGTAGACAAGAGGGATCAGAACTAACCAACCCTAGACTCAACCCACTAGTAGTTAAATATATTGGTGAACTCAAAGAAGAGAGATTAAAAAAGTACGAAGTCAATTACGCCACTCATGTGGCAGAACTTGGGCGAATTAAAGACGCCGCTTTGAAGAAAGGCGCTTGGAGTGCTGCTGTAAACGCTGAGACAAATAGAGGTAAGGC